TTGGTAAGAACTATGCTGGTTATGGTGAATTCTTTAACGAGAACCTAGTAAAACTATTGGAAAACTTTAGTAACACTAGTGCACCAGCAAGTCCAGTTGCAGGTCAAATGTGGTGGGACAAAACAAACAATCTACTTAAAGTTTACAATGGCACAACATTTAAAACTGTTAGTAGTAGTACAGCAAGTGCAAGTACTCCTAGCAGTAGTGTTACTGGTGACCTTTGGTGGGATACAACAAACGGACAGTTGAAAGTATACAATGGATCAAGTTTCACAACTATTGGTCCATCATTTACAAGTGGATCAGGAACATCAGGTGCTATTGTCGAAACAGTTACAGACACAGGCGCTACAGATCACGTTGTTGTTAAACTTTACACAAACAACGTTGTTGTTGGTACAATCTCAAAAGATACAACATTTACTCCGCAGAGTGCTCTTTCAGGATTTGCAACAATTAAGCCAGGCATCCAACTTAGTACTGCAGTTACAGGCAATAAGTTCCAAGGTACAGCAACAGACAGTGACGCACTAGGCGGCGTTGCTTCAACAAGTTATTTGCGCAGTGATGCTAGTGACAGTACAAGTGGTGTACTAAGTATCCTTAACGACACTGGCATGGTTGTTGGTGTTGACAGTGATCTAACAATTGGTGTTAGCGGCAGTGATGTAAGTATTGCAAACGCAACCAGCGATGGTGATATTCTTATTAAAGTTAATGACGGCGGCGTTGTTTCAACTGCAATGACAGTTGACGGAGCAACAAACAGAGTGCTTGTAGCAGGCGCACCAACAGATAACTTGGGCGTTGCAACTAAAGCATATGTCGACAGTGCTGTTTCAGGTGCAGGTGCACTAGCAACTACAGGTGGTACAATGACAGGAGACATTCTTGTTAGTGGCACAGTGAACTTTGGTAGTAGCGGCAACAGAATTGCAACAGTGTTTGCAACAACATTTAACGGTACATCAACCGCAGCACAATATGCTGACTTGGCGGAAAACTTCCGTCCTGACACACAGTATGCACCGGGCACAATTGTTGCACTTGGTGGTGTAGAAGAAATTACAGCAGTAAATGAAGAATTATCTAGCAACGTATTTGGTGTTGTTAGTAGTAAGCCAGCTTACTTAATGAACAGTGCGCAAGAAGGCGGAGCACCAGTTGCTGTCGCAGGGCGTGTACCGGTTCGTGTAGTTGGAATGGTAAATAAAGGTGATAGACTTGTTAGTGCAGGAAACGGCATGGCACGGGCTGCACAAGAAGATGAATCAATCAATGCTTTCAATGTTATCGGAAGAGCAATCCAAACTAAAACAACTATGGAAGAAGGCACTGTAGAAGCCTTTGTTACAATTAACTAAATCGGAGAATAATAAATGGCTTATACAAGCGGAGATACCATCCTTGATAACCACTACAATGATTTTGCTACCTCAGTAAACGCACTTTGGGGTACAGGATCAGGTGATTCAGGATACGGACAAGGCACAACAGTAAGTAGTGTTAGTGCTGGCTCAACAATTACAGCGGCACAGTGGACAACACTACTAGCAAGAATGAACAGTATGGCATCGCACCAAAGTTCGAGCATTACTGCTATTAGTAACCCAAGTGCAGGTAATACAATCAGTGCATTTACAGCACTTAGTACAAACATTTCTACAATTACAACAAACAGATTAAATGTGCATGCACGTCAATCAGTAGTAAACACAAACCGAGACAACACTAACACATTTACAGGTACACTTACATTTACTAACAAGTGGGCATGGGGCAGTGCAACCAACGCACGTTACTTCTTTAACGCAGGTGGACGATTGAGCATTAGTGGTTCACAGAGTGGACACGGTAGTGACAGTAAGGGCAACGAATGGGCAAACTTGCTTTCACAAGCAGGCACATACTATGTGTATGCACAAACAGCAGGCAAAAGTGGTGGTTCAGGCACACCAACTACTAACCTTACTACTACAGCAGGATACTATGATCTAACAACAAGTTATGTGACAGTGTTTCTGCAGTATGAGGACACAGGTCCATACACAGCAAACTATGTACAGTGGCAACTACGCACAGCAGACGCTGGTGCAAGTGTTGAAGCAGCCTGTTATTGGGTTGACGCGGCGGCTGATACTTCATACAACAAATCAATCTATAATGTACTAGACCAAGTTGAAGGCACACACAGAATGACATATGGTTATGAAAAGCATAACACTACATATGTTTCAGACGCTGGTGGCACAATCACTGTAACAGGTACAGCAACAGGTAGTTAATAACTAACCCAACATAATAAAAACATTGACAGGACCTTCGGGTCCTGTTATACTATCAACTATGGAAAATCTAGAATCATATGCTCGCGAAAGATTCGAGCTCAACAGACAAAAACAGACTCTTAAAGAGCAACAACAGCAACGGCTCACTGTTACATATAATGGTGGGCTATTCCGTGTGGATATGACCTTGCTTAACTATTTGTATATGAAAAATGCAAATGCAGGCTTGTTTAATCAAAGTACTAAATGTATTATACCAGACAGTTATGATACGCCCATTGAGATTGATTGTGTTGAACTTGTGGAACTATGTGAACAGCGTTGGAACGAAGTACACAATGATTGGTACAATGAATATCACGAACTAAAAACCAAACGCAAAGCAGGTGACGTTGAAGTCTAGAGGCACACTAATACTGTACAGTGAAAGCGCACAGTTAGACTATCTACGTCTAAGTGAACTATGCGCACGACTGGCAGAAAAGCATTTAGGTGTGCCTAGCACCGTAGTTAAACTAGATCCCAAACAAAAAAACTTTCGCACATTTCGTTATCCCGACGGCGAACTAGAAGGCACAGAGTGGAACAACATAGGACGCTACAGTGCATATGATCTCAGTCCATATGATGAGACTATACTGTTAGACAGTGATTATATTGTACAGTCAGACACACTAGCAAACTACTTTGGCTGTGATCACGACTTTGTGTGTCACAATTGTAGTTGGGATGTCTCAGGCAATGATGTGTTTAGACATGACCGTTTTATGACACAGAATTGGTTTGAAATGCGTTGGGCAACAGTTGTATATTTTAAAAAGAGCGAACGTGCAAAGCGTATATTTGATGCCTGGCGCATGGTGTATGAGAACTATGCTTATTATGCAGAACTATTTGGATTTAGTAAAGCACCATTCCGCAACGATTTTGCAATGAGTATCGCACATCAAATATGCAACGGGTATAGCAACACAGGTACATTTGACTATGCATTACCTGCACTTAGCAGTAGTGACAGTGTACTAGACTATAACAACGGGCGTTGGCTACTAAAGTATGAATATAAACAATCGCATAACGTTGTACGTTATACTGGTGATTTACATGTAATGAACAAACGTAGTTTACTAGAAGTGGCAGATAGACTTTGAGACCAAAAACTCGTGAACAAGGTTATTTGACTTTTGCACAAGGTGCACAGTATTTGCAATGTGCATACTTGCTTGCGCTCAGTGTCAAGACTTATTGCAAAATAAATGACTTTGCAGTTGTAGTGGACGCTGCAACACCTGTACCAGAACATATGCAAACAGTGTTTGACGAAGTTATTACTATCCCTACAATGGCGCCATTTGCAAATGAATGTTTAGCATGGGAACTTACGCCCTTTAAGGAAACATTTAAAGTTGAAAGTGACATGCTCGTAACAAGTAACATTGACCATTGGTGGGCAGGTGCTAGACTAAAGAATGTTTGTTTTACTACACAAGTATGCAACTACAGAGGCGAGGTTGTAGAGGATCGCTATCACAGAAAGATGTGGCATGAAAACAATCTATGCAATGCTTATAATGGCTTTATGTATTTTAGACATTGCACAGAAACAAAACAGTTTTTCGATACTTGCAAAACTGTGTTAGATAACTTTGACCTATACAAATCAAGTGTGCTAAGTAACTGTAGACACGATACTGCAGACACAGATGTGTTTATGAGCGTTGCTGCAACAGAACTAGGCAGTGAAAACTTCTATGTACCTTCACTGGATTATCCAACTTTTACACATATGAAGCAACACATTAACAACTTTAAAAATGATGATTGGCGTGATGCTTGTCATTGGGCACTAACAGATGATATGATCTTTTGTGTTAATGGCTACGCACAAACTAGACCGTTTCATTATTTTCACAAAGATTTTTGCACACCGGAGTTGATAGCGAGATATGAGCAGCACATTCTTTGAAGCAGCACAAGCACAACAATCAGTAGCAACAAAACTAGAACATAAGTTGTATTACAGTGAAGATGGCAGTATAATAGATATATCATATGATGTACTAGAGCATGATTACATTGTTATCACACAAGATGAATTTGATGCGTGTAATAGTAAACGTGACGACTACACAGTAGTAGAAAATAAACTAACATTTAGTCCTCCTAAACAACGAACTTGGGGATTAACACAACAAGAACTAGCGAGAAATCCATATGTCAAAAGTTGATGTAGCAGACTTAGACTGCATTTATCTAAGTTACGATGAACCTAAGAAAGAAGAATTTTGGGTAAAAATACAAAACATGGTGCCATGGGCAAAGCGTGTTGACAGTGTGCAAGGCAGTGATGCTGCACACAAAGCAGCGGCCGCAGCAAGTGACACAGAGCGTTTCATCCTTATTGATGGTGACAACATGCCTTATCCGGAGTTTTTTGATATTACACTGGATATTAAACCTGAACACGAAGATTGTGTATTCCGTTGGAAAGCAGTAAATGACATCAACGGATTAATGTATGGCAACGGTGGCATGAGTTGCTGGACACGAACATTTGTTAACAACATGCGCACACATGAAGCAAGCGATGGCACGGATGAGAATGATGTAGAGTTTTGTTATGATCCCAAGTACCTAGCAATGAACAATGTATACAGCACAACCTATCCCAATGGCAGTGCCAAACATGCATGGCGTGCAGGATTCCGTGAGGGTGTTAAGATGTGCTTGCGTAAAGGCACACGCCCTACACTGCAGGAGTTTGAGGACATGGTGCATAAATCAAACTTTGATAGATTAAGCATTTGGCACAATGTAGGTAAGGATGCAGAGTATGGTGAGTATGCTATACAGGGCGCAAGACTTGGCACATATAAAACAATGCTTACAGATTGGGATCACACAGAGGTGCAGTGGTTTGATAACTTGGAACGCATATATGAGGACTTTGATCCCATGCAAATGCCAGAGATTAATGGTGCGCTTATGAGTAGACTTGGTTTACCTATGTTGGATATGGATCCAAATCAAAGCAAGTTCTTTAAAAAATACTACAGTCAAACATATTGTGCAGCCCAGCCAATGTCGCTTGAAATTGATCAGATTAGAAAGCACGAAGGATGGTAACAATCGACATCACAGATTATTGTGGTGCATCACGCAGCCGTAATGTGGAGATACTTGCTTGTAAAATTGCAC